CATCAACCAAGCGGGCCGACGCACCGGCCTCAAAGCCTTCCAAGACAGCTACAACCGCCTGGGCTTCTTCCCCAAAATATTCATCGCCCCTGGTTTCAGTACCCTCAAGCCCGTCACCGCAGAACTCACCGTCGCCGCCAGCCAAGTCGGCGGCGTCGCCTATATAGATGCCCCCATCGGCGCGACCGTCCAACACGTGCTAGCCGGGCGCGGCCCGGCCGGCGACATCAACTTCAACACCAGCAGCGATCGCGTGCGCCTGTGCTACCCCCACGTGCGCGTCTACGACGCCGCCAGCAACGGCGAACGCCTGCAACCGCTGTCCATCCGCGCCGCCGGCCTGCGCGCCAAAATCGACAACGACCACGGCTACTGGTGGAGCAGCTCCAACCAACCACTGCTCGGCGTCATCGGCCTCGAACGCCCATTAACCGCACGCATCGACGATCCCCACAGCGAAGTCAACCTGCTCAGCGAAAACGGCATCACCACCGTCTTCAACGCTTACGGCACCGGCCTGCGCCTCTGGGGCAATCGCACTGCCGCATGGCCCAGCGTCACCCACATGCGCAACTTCGAAAACGTGCGCCGCACCAAAGACGTCGTCGACGAATCCATCCGCTACAGCGCCCTGCAATTCGTCGACCAGCCCATCACCACCGCGCTCATCACCAGCCTCACCGAAAGCGTCAACCTGTTCCTGCGCAAACTCATCGGCGACGGCGCCCTAGTCGGCGGCGAATGCTGGTACGACCCGGCGCGCAACCCCAGCACCGAACTCGAACAGGGCCACGCACTGTTCAACTACAAACTCACCGTGCCGCTACCGTTCGAACGCGGCACCTTCGAAACCGAAATCACCGGCGACTACCTCGTCAACCTGGGGACCGTATAAATGGCAGGCTTCAGCGCACACCGCATCTCCAACGCCAACCTCTACCTCGATGGCGCCAGCTTCTTTGGCAAGTGTGAAGAGATCGACTTGGGCACCATCAAAACCGTCATGAGCGACTTTCAAGGGCTGGGCATGGTCGGGCTGATTGAGTTGCCGGATGGCATCGACAAGCTGGAAGGGAAAATCACTTGGAACAGCTTGTATGTGGAGGCCGCCAGGAAGCTGGTGACGCCGTTCAAAAGCGTACAACTGCAATGTCGGTCGAATGTGCAGGTGTTCAACAACGGCGGGTTGGTGAACGAAGTGCCGCTGGTGACGACCATGACCATCACCGGGAAGGAGTACCAGTTGGGCACGCATAAACCGCGGGATCCGACCAAGTACGAGACGCCGTTTTCGGCGACGTATGTGCGGCAGATGATCAATGGTGAAGAGGTGGTGTTGCTGGATTATTTGGCGAATATTTTTCGGGTGGGGGGTGAGGATCAGTTGGCGAGGTACAACAGGAATCTAGGAATATCCTAATAACGAACGATCAAAAGGCCGCTAGCGATAACGGCCCTTTCATCATGAAAGGTAAATCAATATTTTAATCGTCAGGACGTTCGTATTGCTCATGACTACGTACAGTGATCACTACGGTAGAAATATACGGATCATTTCCGTCACTGAGATCGGCACTTTGAGGTGGTGTATCAGATACTCCACCACCCCAAAGACTGAAATCAAAAGGACAGTCGTAAAACAGGAACAACCTCATAAATCCTTTAGCATACTTGGAGCTCCAATCGAATTGTTTTTCTAAATCTCTCGCGTGCCGCCACTTCGCTTGACTAAACCAATGCAAAAAACTGGGGGGAACCGAAGGATCATTTTGTAGGCATGAAATGAAATTGTTATATCCTCTAGTCTTATCAAGCACTGAGTACACATAGTGTGCTGTCGATACTTTTTCAGCAGAAGTGATCACACGAGCCTGCCCTTTATAGCCATTCATCGTGATCTTCTGATATTTCCCACGCAGATCGTTCACCATTTTGGTCCAAACGCAATGTTTGGCTGACGCTCCTGTTTTTACCTCACGCCCCATTGTCGGTGCAGTTCCAGATGCCATGCTGATAACAGCATCCAAATAAGAATCGGGAGGCGTAAGCTCAGTTTTTGTCTTGCTTATAGGCCAGCCAACCTGCATTGGTCCCATGCGTGCTGTAGCCACGGGCCAAGATCCTTTCGCCATCAACAAGAAGCTAGCACAATCGCGTAAGCCGTAGGTTTTGCCAGTGGAACTGTTGCCTAGCTGATAGGCACCAATCGGGTTTACTCGCTTAACGCCGGGGTACAACGTAATGTTTTTATGCCGATTGCAGCTTTCGAACAGCAGGCGTTCTTTCCGTGTAGATTTTCCACCAGGCAGTTCGTTGTGCTTAATCGCGACTTTGGCCTGAATTAACATCGCCTGCTCGCGCTGTAACAGACCAACAGACGATTCCCAGCGCACGCAAAGCAGCAGGTCGGCCAACTCACACTGTGGTTTTTTGCCACCCGGCAGATGACCTTTAGGGCTGAATTCTGCCTGCGGTGTCCCATCGACCCAAATGGACTGAACCCGTACCTCAGCAAAACGGCCTTCGGCAGCCAGCCGTGTCTTTATCTCCAGCGCCAGTGCATCGATGTTGTCTTGCTCGTGCAGGTACATCAAAAACCAGCGTTCAAGTGCCCATTTGCCTGTGAAGCTCTTTATTCGGTCAGTCCATGCCGACCAATCGTATTGCTTCATACCTAACGTCCTGACTGTCGAGCTGAAGTTCAGATGAAATCTGTATTGGTAATAGAAATCAAGTTTCTAGCAGGTTTTTGATAGGCACGAAAGCGTCGATATGCTCGTTAGCAAAAAAAGGATTGCAATTTTGATGGCTGTGATCGTTGCCATATGGTATGAGTAAGCTCGCTGTATTTGTGTTTTCTCCACCCCATTTATTTAAATATCGCAACCCTATAGGGGCTGCTATTTTAAATAAAAACTACAACTGCTCATCGGATCACCATCAATGCAACCGGATGCAACTCAAGCAAAGCCTAAAGAAGAAAATCTTAAGACACTATATAAGTACAGAGCTGCAAGTGATAGAACAGAAGACATAATAACAAAGAAATCAATCTGGCTAGCCAAGCCAGAAACGTTGAATGACCCGCTAGAATGTCAAATAAAACCTATAACATCCCAGGAACTAAGAAAGCATGCGCAAGAAGTAAAAAATGCGCAGGCTTCGGGATTCATCATGAATATTTTCATGATGAAAAAAAGCGGGTCCTCTTTTTACGGTCGCACTGGAAAGCAACTCAAATACCTACTCAATAGAATAAAGTCAGCAAAAAACTTTGATAAAAAATATCAAATAATATGCGACTTCTATCAGGAGGTAGGTGCTACCGGATTTAGCTCGCCTGATGGATACTTTAACTCCCTATCTAAACTTCTTAATGAAGTTGGCATATTCAGCTTAACTGAAAATCCGGCCAACACACTGATGTGGTCACACTACGGAGATAGTCACCGCGGAATCGCGATTGGTTTCGATGCGGTAGATGGCTCAGATCTGGCCGATGCTGAAAAATGCCGAAACGTAATCTATTCAGATGAGCTAAGTGAGTTTTCATTTGAAAGGGGGTTTAGAGCATCTACTACGTTTTATGCTAATGACAAACCAAAATCATCTATCTCATTTAATGATGAACAGGTTCAGCGGGCTTTCTTCTCAAAAACTAACGACTGGGCTTATGAAAAAGAGTGGCGATATATAAGGAAAACAGCAGGTTCTTACGATCTTCCGGCGCCGATAAGCGAGGTGATTTTCGGAGCAAAGTGCCCAGCAGAAACCAGAGATAGATACCGTGATATTGTCTCAGTTTCGCTAGGCAAAGAGGTGAAGTTTCGAGAAGCTGTATTTTTACCCGGCACGACCGCCATAGAAGTCAGGGACTGTTGAAAACTGCCCCCCTAACTAGAAGTCTTAGGGGGGCACTCAACAGCGAAAGTCATGAACGACGCAAGTCAGGACAATAAATCATGCTTTGATAATAACTATAGATAGTGCTGCCATGCTACCAACGGCCACCACGCTCACAAAAGTGCTCAGTTTACCTCGTCCACCATATAACGCCTTCATCCCTAACTCACTATTCCTTCCCGAAAATCTAAAGCAGACACCCAAAATAAGCAACACTACGGTAGCTCCTGGCAAGTGGCGCGAAGTGTAATCGTTAATTATAATTACCAAGTCCTCATTCAGCTTCCAGTGCCATAATCCATACACAATACCTGTAAGGCACAAACTCAGCCAAAATCCAAAAGCAGCTGTTGTTACTAAGAAATACTTAAATGGCGGGTTAGCAAGTTCCGGTATCCATCTTCGGATTAAAGAGATAGCTCCTTTGTGATATGCCCAGCGGAGGAACGCTATCGCGTACAAAAATAAAACAGTAACAATGAAGCCACCCCAAAAATATCTCCCCTCGGTTTCGTGAAGTCGATACATCAGATCTGCACATGACTGCGCGGGATTTTCCTTACTCGCTTCCCGCCAAAATAACCACTGATAGATAGACTGAAACGCAGGAGCCATTACACCTGCCACCAATAAAGGAGTATGCAGCAAACCAGGAAGTTTCGCATAAGCAGGCTGAGGTTGTTTTGGCTCCTTAATAAAGGCCAGTGGGCGAATAAACATTGGCCCCAGCATTAGCAGAGCATAGGATGTTGCTTTACTTGTGCGCAGTAAACGCCAAATTTTCCGAAATGAAAACTGCATAATTTTCCAGCCTAGTTAAGATACTTGGTGCTAACTTTTATCAAATCAAGATCGCTTCCAACAACACTCACTTATAGCTATAAATTTTTTACCCCCAACGCACCACGTTCATTACGAGCTTTTGAGCCAGGCTTCATCAGTGCCAAAACTACTGCCTCACGACTGGCTTCATACATAGCGAAAGCATCGAACTCCGAATCGAGCAAAACTAGCAGCACGACATCAAAGGATTTATCCAAGTCAATACTTCCCAAGCGACGATTCAGTTTGGCTTGATTAGAGACGCATCGCCCTTTGATCTGTATCTGAAATTCGTGACCATTGCGCAAGGTAGTCGCGTCGTAACCAGCCTGTCTGGCGCTATGCAATTTCAAGCCTAGCTTCGTGGCGGCCTCGTACTCAGCCACCTCGCCAGTAATCCCAAGTGGTTTCCCGGTAAGCCGATAAAAGCGTCGAGCGAGGATTTTAGCTTCATGCAAGACCTCAAGAACTTCGGCGTCTATGTCGGCGAAGTGAGGTCGAATCTCAGCAGCACGATCACGCTCGATAATCCTCGCCGACATACCTAACTCTCCTTATTTTTTATTCAAACTGACGAGACGCGCGTAACCCTTGAGGTGCACCAACGCAGCCGACTCAACAGGCAACCCACGTAACGCAGTCGATCGCGCGTCACCGTTGGGCAAGTAGACCGTCAACGTGTCCCCGAACACGCTGTAGGTAGCAGTGTATTCAACACCTTCGTGCTCAAGCGTGATTTCCTCATCCATCTACAAAACCTCATCATTGCCCATGCTCATTGATTGCCGCCGGCCACCGCCTCAAGTGGGAGCATTCGGTCGCAGTTGGCGGCAAAGTTGCAGCCACACTAACTGCCACGTTTAAGAAGGCCAACCTTAAAAAGTTGTAGGCGGTTTCGCTTGCGAACTTGCGCTACATACCGCGTCCTTCAAATGCAGCCCTACAAGGCTACCGAATCCGGTGCAATTACCTACAAACCAAGAAAGAATCCCCCGGCAGCGCATCTGTCAGCCCACCGGTATCTTGTCTCCCGTCACCGCCCACAGTGACCAGGCAGAGCAACCAGTAGCACGCAAGTGCCTCTATGGACAGGACAGGTTGTCAACTGCCTGAGCTTTGATGACGACTGTACGCCGGCCCCTTGATCACTCCGGCATTGCAAAATCCGCGACTCAATCGCAGGTGTACAGTCGCCATCTTTTTTGCAAACCGGTCACTTTTATGGTGGCTGTGCGAGGGTGCCAAAATGGGCATTGAGTCGCTTTGTTGGCGCCTCGCACAGCTGCCTCCCTTTGCCTTAAAGGGAAGGCTCCATCCCCGACCGCAGTAATTACCTACCTACCAACAATGTATTTCGGGTGAACGCCGAACGCTTGCACCCACTCAAAAGCCTACGCTCCCGCGTACGTCATCCACTGGATTTTCAAGGCAGGGTTGGCGTCACGTAGCGGCATCCAATCAAACGCCATGCTCGCGATAAACCATCAAATGTGGGTCAGAAGATTCTAAGGATTTACCGCGTTTAAACACGGCTGATTGATAGCGTTTAAATTACACCAACTGTTACGCCATAAAGGCTACAGCACCTTGCGCCGTTGCCTACGGGTGCTTCAGAATCCGCCGGCTTACACGGCTATGGGATGGGCTATATCGTTTTCCTGTCACTGCAAAACAGTGATCGGGTTTGGTAGCCCGTTTCTTGATAGCTGTATGACGTCACCAAATGCAGTCTCTATTTTGAGGCTCAGTTTTATATGGTGGCCATGCGTGGGGCTCATTCGTGAGCGCCGGGGTTTGCTATCTTGACCGGCCTACCAACCCACGCGTGGCCGCCACCCTTCGTTTGGTAGCGAGAGTGACGGCTCTTCATTCTTTAAAGATAGAGAGTCGCTATGTTCAAGGTAACGCCAAACCCTCCGGATACTGATCCGATCCCGTACGATCCAGCGCTTGAACCTCAGAAGATAAAAGAGGCGACAGACCGCGCCATCAACTTCTACCTCAACCCTGGGGCATTGAAAATCTCGATACCTTCGCGTAAATCAAACAGGATCTTCTTGATTGATCCAACGGTGGACGAAGAAACCTTACTGGTCGAAGCCTGCGAGTCGCTTGCCGCCGCCAGTGATATGGCGCGTGATATCGGCGACGCCGTCGACCAGTCACAGCGTCGTGCCATGCTGATGCTGCATCAGGTAATCATGCTCAGTGAGCTCATCGTCAATCGAGTATTGGATAGCCGCCGTTTGCCAAACTAGAGGTCAGGCAGATAAGTGAGGGGGCATGCCCCCTCATTGAACAGAAGTCGTCAACGGCTATGGCCGTAGCACTTCACACTTTCTCAAGCGGCTCTTTTCGGGAGTTCCAGCTGATGTCCAAGAATCCACCTACGGCGCCTGTCACCGACCCGGTGTCGCCTTATGAATCACTCGATTCGAAAAAACTCCACGAAGCGGCCGAGCGTGCGCTCGACCACTACCTCGCACCCGCAAAGATAATGTCCACCCCCTATAGCCCCAGCGATATGTTCATGGTCAACCCGCAATCCGATACCGAATCGCTTCTGGCGAATGCCTGCGAATCCTTGGCGTCAGCCGCCGTCATGCTCGGAAATTTTGCGGGGATGCTGGAGGGTTCAAACCGCAATACTCTGCTGGGGATTACGCAAGTGGTTATGTTGGGGGAATTGGCGGTAAACAAAGCGTTGGATAACGTAGATCTGAAGGAGTAATGCTCAGTACGCGCAACGGTCAAACGTCCGCTGCGCGTACTCTGTTTCTGGTGCAAACGTAGTTTTTTCGTCCATAGTTAAACAGACGCAAATATGGGAGCATCAGATTTTACACATGGACAAATAGGCGCAGGATGAACTATCAACTGCTCAATGATTCCGCATGGATTGGACCGCTAATGCTGGCCTTGCAAAGGGCCATTCTGTCGGAGTTTGATCGCCAAGACTGGCGTGATATCGGTTACCTGACCGGGCACCATCAATACATTCAAAGTCATGACCGGCTGTTGCGTAGCTTAGGATTCGGCGACGATGATTATGGCGATTGCATTTATCAGGTGCTGCAGTACTTTTGCCGGTATGACGTTAAAGGCCTTGTGGCTTTAATTGAGCATGAGAAAATTCGGCCGCACTTGGAGCAATCCTTACCAGGAAAACTCAACGAGCTAGGCTATTTGAGCGGTCATGTCCCGCCCGTACAACCTTCTGCTAGCGCATCCGATGTTGTGCGTCGTGCGTTAACTGATGCTGACCAGTTGCTAGCCTCATCAGGCGCGCCTAGCGCCATTGATCGCCTTCATACCGCGATGCATGGGTATTTGAAGTCCGCTTGCCAAGATGGTGGAATTTCTATCCCAGACAACGCGACGCTGACGCAAGCGTTTAAAGCGTTGCGTGCGAATCACCCCGCGTTACAGTCGTTAGGCGGCCATGACAATGAGATCGGTAAGATCTTGACGTCATTTGCTTCCGTTCTGGATGCACTTAATCCCATCCGTAATCACGGTAGCGTGGCTCACCCCAACGACCGCTTGATTGAGTTGGCAGAAGGGACATTGGTTGTAAATGCCGTTCGGACAATTTTCCACTATTTGAACCAAAAGCTTGGCGCCTAGCAGTGCAGGTAGATAGCCTTTTCATGGTTATCAACATTGTCTCTAAAGGCGATTAAAAGGTCATGCCTGTTTCTTCCCTCAAGATAGTGGCTCATAACAAGCGAGCCTTCAGGGAGCAAAACCAATGGCAGACGCACTGACCTTCACCCTCAAATTCCCCTTCAACAGCGCCAGCGGCGAGTTGGTATCGACGCTGCCCATCAAGCGCCTCAAGCGCAAAGACATCAGCGCCGCGCAAGCCGTGACCAAAGACGAAGGCGCCATGGAAGACCAACTGGTCGCCAAGCTGCTGGGCATTACGCTGGAAGACCTGGGCGAGTTCGACATCGCCGACTCAACCCTCGCCACCGAGGTGTTGCGGGAAATGGCGGCCGGCCGAAACCTTGCTCCAGTCCTGGGACGAGGCGCTGCTGTTAGTCCTGAGATTGCCGCCGTCTGAGATCGAACGGCTCGACATGGTCGATTACTGGCGATGGGTCGAGGTGTGCCAGCGTGAAATCAACCGCCGGCTCGAACTCGCCGAGCCATCGCGTAACTGATCAGCGTCACCGCGCCCACCGCCAGCCCCGCCAGCAAGGCGCCGCCCGCCGCAACAGGGGCGGCCGCCAGGGCCAGTAACGGCAACCCCACACAGAACGCCACGATCGCCGCCCACCACGGCAAATGCATCAGGCACAGCCACGCCAGCCAGATCACACCGGCGCCGATGGCCAGTGCATAGAGTGTTTTAGCGGTGCGCAGTGCGATTTTTTCAACCATGCCGGAAGCGTAGCAACGATGGCCAACGAAGTCCTCATCGGTTTAAAAATTGGCGCCGTCGTTTCCGGTAGCCTCAACGCAGCGTTTGGTTCGGCCAAGTCCACCGTGCGCCAATTGGGCCGCGCCGTCGACGGGCTCGCGCTCAAGCAACAGCACCTCGGTAATGAGATGTCGGCGTCATTGGCCCGGGGCGGCACGGGCATCGAGCGCTTACGTCGTCAGTACGACGCGGTGGGCCACACCCTCGACCAGCTCAATGCCAAACAATTACGCCTCACGGCCAGCATGGCCCGCGGTGAAGCGCTCCGCACCCAACGCGGTGAGTTACGCGGTCAGGCCATGGAGGTCGTCGGCACCGGCGCGGCATTGGGCGCGCCCATCGTTCAATCGATGAAAACCGCCATCAACTTCCAAGACCAGACCCGCGATCTCGCCATCGGCGCAGGCTTCAACCCGGCGCAAGAACAGCGCCTCAGCATGGCCATGCGCGGCGCAGCGATCACCTGGAACCAGACCCAAACCGACGTCGCCCAAGGCACCGCCGTGTTGATCGCCGGCGGCATCGACAACCTAAAAGAGCTGACGGCCTACGCCCCGGTCATGGCCAAAACCGCGACCGCCACCCGCGCCAGCATGGACCACCTCGGTGCGGTGGCCATCGCCCTCAGTGACAACCTCAACATCGGCGCCGCTGGCTTTGGGCGCTCCATGAACATGCTGGCCTTTGCCGGCAAAAGCGGCCAGTTCGAGCTGGCCGACATGGCCAAATGGCTGCCGCAATTAACGCCCCAGTTCGCCGCCCTCGGCATCACCGGCGAGCGTGCCGTGGCGGAAATCGGCGCATCGCTGCAGATCGCCCGCCGCGGTGCCGGCAGCAATGACGAGGCCGCCAACAACTTCAAAAACTTCCTCTCCAAACTCACCGCGCCAGACACCCTCAAGGCGTTCGAAAAGGCCGGCATCGACCTAAAGGGCAGCCTCAAAAATCTGGTCGGCGAAGGGCTGTCACCGGCCCAGGCCATGCTCAGCGTCCTTACCCAACACTTGGGCCACAAAGCGCCAGCCGCTGCCGCGCAATACGGCAAGGCGCTGGACATCAAGGACCAGCACGAACAGCAAATCGCTCTGGCTCGGCTGGACGAGGCCTACAAGCTCGGCGAGCTGTTCGCCGACCAGCAGGTGTTGTCCTTCATCCGGCCGGCGCTGGCCAACCAGAAAGACTTGGCCGGCATCCAGCAAGGCAGTCAAAACGCGGCGGATCAGGGCGTACTCGATGACGACTGGATCAAGCGGATGGGCAGCACCAAAGAGCAATTGAAGTCGCTGCGCATCAATCTGGCGGACATCGGCATTTCCGTCGGCAATGCGTTGTTGCCCGCGATCATCGAGGTCACCCGCGCCGTCGTGCCGCTTATGCGTTCGTTCTCGGTTTGGGCAGGTGAAAATCCGGCGCTGATCAAAGGCGTGGTCGGGTTGGTCGGTGGTCTGTTGCTCGGCAAATTGGCGTTCATCGGTCTGGCCTACGGCGTCAATTTGATCATGGCGCCGTTTGTGGCGATGGCCACCACCGTCACGGCGCTGTCGGCGAAGTTCACCTTGCTGCGCAGTGCGTGGCAGATGGGCAGGTTCACGCCGCTGATCACCGTACTCAAGCGAGTCGGCGCGGGCCTGTTTAGGGTGGCGAAATACAGCGGACTGTTCTTGCGCGGCATGCTCCTGGCGCTGGTCAGTCCACTCAAGTTGGCCGCTCAAGGCGGGTTGTTATTGGGTAAGGTTCTGGGCGGCACGTTGTTGTTCGGGCTAAGGCTGGCAGGCCAAGCGATCCTCTGGCTGGGCAGAGCCCTGATGCTCAACCCGATCGGACTGCTGATCACCGGCATCGCGCTTGCCGCCTATTTGATCTACCGCCATTGGCAGCCGATCAAAACCTTCTTCACCGGCCTGTGGGCTGAAGTGAGGGCCGGTTTCAGCGGTGGCCTGTCGGGCATCCTCGCGGTACTGTTGAACTTCTCTCCCTTGGGTTGGCTGTACCGCGCATTCGCCGGTGTGATGCGCTACCTGGGCGTCGAACTGCCCGGCAAATTCACCGAGTTCGGCAGCATGCTCATCAGCGGCTTGGTCAACGGTATCCGTAACAGCGCCGGCCAGCTGAAAGACAGCGTCATCGGCATCGGCTCAGCCGTCAAAGGCTGGTTCACCGACAACCTCGGCATCGAGTCGCCCAGCCGCGTGTTCATCGGCTACGGCGCCAACATCAGCCAGGGCGCCGCCTTGGGAATCAGCAGCCAGGCGGCGTTGGTGCAACAGGCCGCACTGGGCATGGCCGCACAAAGCCGCGTCGACATGGCGCCCCCCAATCTGATGCAAGTCACCCAGGCCAGCAGAATGGGTGTCGGCACATCGGCATCCGGCGCCGCGCCCACCATGACCTTTCATTTCTCGCCGCAGATCAACGTGCCCATCGGCGCCGGCATGGACGCTATTCATCAAGGGCTGCAGGCCAGTTACACCGAATGGACGCGCATGATGGAACGCTACCTGCACGACACCCGCCGCCGTAGCTACGGCCCGTCAGCGCAGGGCGCTGTCTGATGTTTGCCATCCTGGGCCACATTGAGTTCACCGTTGCCGGCGGCATCAGTGCCCTTGAGCACAGCGGCGCCGCCGATTGGGCCGAGCACCCGCGCATACAGGGCAAACCCTTGTTGGAATGGGTCGGCGAAGGGCTCGACGAATGCCACCTCAGCGTCGAATTGCACCCGTTGCTGGGCGACCCGGAACAACGCTTGCGCGCACTGCGCGTGGCCAAAAGTCAGCATCAACCACTGGCCTTTGTCATGGGCAACGGCGAATACCTCGGGCCTTACGTCATCACCCACCTGAGCAACACCGTTCGCCGTGCCACCGCCATCGGCCAACTGATGGCCGCCACCGTGCAACTCAGCCTGCGCGAATACACCGGCGCCTTCGTCCGCAAACCCCATCACCCCGGATTGCTCGATCCCACCGTCGGCGACCCGACCACGGCCCTCGGCTCACCCGGCGTCATTTCCCGTCAGGCGTCAACACCCAGCACCGCCCAACGCGTGCTCAGCCACGCCCGAACCGCCGGAAACGTCTTGCGTGCAGGCAAACAACTTTACGACGCCGCGCAAAGCGGTAACCCCTCGATCATCCTCGGCCAGGTTCCGCACTTGCTCGGCGTCACGGCCCGCGCCCTCGAACCGTTGCAAGGCTTCGTCACCGTCGCCGGCCTGCTGCGTGACGGCGCCGACTTGTCCCGCTTGGGCGAGGACGTCTTGGCCAACGTCATCGGCGCCCGCGCCAGCCTCAACCCCATCGACCTGGCCAACATCATTGATCGCCTCAGCGCCTCACACGCCACCCTCGACCAGGCCATCACCGTACTCGACAGCGCCAACGAGCGCTTGGCCGGTCTGGCGGCCGACGTCCTCACCCGGAGAATCTGATGTTCATTCCGCACCACACCACCGAAGGCGAGCGCTGGGACCAATTGGCCTGGCGCTATTACGGCGACGCCCATCGCTACGGCCCCATCGCCGACGCCAACCCCAACGTGCCCCTCAATGCCACGCTGCCCTCGGGGCTGACCTTGGCCATTCCGCTACTCGCCGCACGGCCCACCGCACAGGACGTTCCGCCATGGATGCGCTAACCCAGCTACACGCCCCGCAGGCCCGCTTTGTGCTCACCTACCAACAGCGCAACATCACCCGCGACGTCAGCCAGCACCTGCTGTCACTGACCTACACCGACCACCTGACCGGCCAGGCCGACAGCCTCGAAGTCGAACTCGAAGACACCCAAGGCCACTGGCGCAGCACCTGGTACCCCGGCCACGGCGACACCCTGACCGTCGCCATCGGCTGGGAAGGCACACCGTTGCGCACCCTCGGCCGCCTCGAAATCGACGAAGTCGAACTCAACGGCCCACCCTCGACCATCACCATCCACGCCCTGGCCACCGGCATCAACAGCCCACTGCGCACCCTCGAACACCGCGCCTACGAACACCTCACCCTGGCCGCCATCGCTCAACAAATCGCTACCCGCCAAGGCCTCACATTAGTCGGCCACATCGACCCCATCCCACTCGACCGCCTGACCCAACAAGACACCGACCTGACCTTCCTGCGCGACCTCGCCAACACCTACGACTACGCCTTCAAAATCACCGGCCACCAACTCGTCTTCCACGCCATCCAACACCTGGCCAACACCACACCCGTCGCCACCCACCACCTCACAGATCTGGCCAACATCCACCTGCGCGACCAGATCAAAACCCTGCCCAAAGCCATCCAGATCCAACACAAAGACCCCGCCAAAAAACAGCTCATCACCTACACGCTCATCAACCACCAAACCGTCGCCGTCCCCAGCAGCCACAGCCAAACCACCACCAGCGCCGACACCCAAAAAAACCGCCAACGCACCACCTCCACCGCACAAACCCACGCCAAAGCCAAAGCCCAACTCGCCCAAGCCAACCGCCAACGCACTACCGGCCAATGGACCACAACAGGCCAACCCCACCTCACCAGCGGCAACACCATCACCCTCAACGCCAGCGGCCAACTCAACGGCCACTACCTCATCACCTCATCCACCCACCGCATCACCCGCCAAGGCGGCTACACCACCACCCAACACGTCTCAAAAATCCAACCCAACCCCTGATACAACACAGCCCCCTGTGTAGGAGCTGCGGCCCGCTGCGATCTTTTAATCTTGGCTTCACGCAAAACCCTGTGGGAGCGAGCCTGCTCGCGAAGAGGCCTGCCCAGACACCCAACAATTAACCAGACCAAACCGAGCCCCCCATGCCCACCCAACTCGAATACGGCGAAGTCACCGCCCTGGACCACAAAACCTGCCGCCTACGCGTCCGCCTAGACGACCGCGACGGCCTCCAGACCCACTGGCTCAACATCCCCCAACGCAACACCCAAGGCACCCAACGCCGCCCACTCATGCCCGAAATCGGCGAACAAGTGGCAGTACTGCTGGATGCGGACGGCGTGGGTGGGGTTTATTTGGGCGGGATTTATTCAACGGCAGAGCCACCACCGGTGGTGGATGAGGACACGGAGTATGTGCGGTATAGCGATGGGACGGTTGTGGCATATGACTGCGCGGCCGGGGTGATGACCTTGGAATGTGTTGGGGAGGTGACACTCAAATGCGGGGGCGATATCGCCATTAAAGCGGAGGGAATGATTGTGCTGAAAGCACATTCGGCAACATTAGAAATACCGCAGATCAACGTGAACGGTAACCTGCGGATAAGTGGTGACGTTTATGCTTCCGGTACCATTTTGGATACGGGAGGAAATTCTAATCATCACCAGCACTAGCAAATCCATGTCGTTTACGGTTGCTTGGGAGGGGGCGCTACAGGCTTGGTTACAGCTTGAGACGTAGGTCTTTGCGGGATATAGCCGTTTGTTTGTATACCGTCCTGCCCCGGAGCCGGCTTAGCGCTTTCATTCTTGTCAGTCATTTTCGGATGCCTTACTCAAGGATTCTTCGGTGGTGGAGAAACCGACTTACTTTCGCTGGTCGGTTTTGGTGAGTAACCATCACGAAACTCTTGACGACCACTGTTACCTGATCCGCTGGTACTGCCTTTGCTTTGCTTGTCTGCCATCGAATTACGCTCCGTTGTATTGATGTTTTAGAAAAGTCCTGCAAAGAATCTCAAGGATTTTTAGGGGGCGGTGCCGGTGCACGCTCGCTGGTTGGTACGGGCGCGTAACCGTTCTTGGCAGGGTTCGAATCACTTTTACTCGGCTGGTAGCCGAATTTTTCAGAAGAGTCATTTCTCTTATTCGACATTTTCACTTTCCTGTGTGTCATGGATGTGGAAGAGCTCCAGTGTAGCGATTTCTTTCGCAAGAATGATGATGCCCGCCGAACCAATTCTCTGTCGTTCAAATCCACCGCCTTCATTCAGCACCCAAGCCTCCTCAAGGTAGATTTGCTCCGAGGCAGGACTGCTCGACGCAAAAGATTTCGAGTCGTAACGACCCGCGATTTGTCGGCCATCCGTCAACGTCGCTATGACCCAATAGCGTACTCGTTGGCTGAAAACGAAATCCCAAGGTTTGCCAGTTGGGTGAGCAATTGATTTTTGTAGAAGCTGAGTCTTCCGAAGCCATAGAAAAGCCCATGCCCAAGCAATGGGAGCGACCAATACCACGAGGATATAAAACAACACGTAAAGCGTTGGGTGAGACGTTCTGAGGTCGAAGTGCTCTACGGCATAAATCGGCCCCAAAAGCAGCGCGTAGTTGATGGAGCTGTAAGCCACAGCGTCAATCAATTGTTGTGCAGAGTCTTTGACTTGCGTCGGCTGAAGAAGCGCATACATCTTCAGGCTGATGAATCCGGGAACGACGAAAGCGATGAAATAGAAAAGCTTGTTGGCTGCCCAAATATCCATATATGTCCTTCATGATTGGCTTTCGTTGCACATCGTCAGAGTAAGTCAATGCAAACTGATCAGATATTGCCCCATCAGCGTCTTGGATAGCATCATTAAATCTGATTAAAAGCCCAGCCCGCAGGCCCGGCGCAACATTGGGCCCATGACAACGCCCATTCCCCACACCAGCATCACCGCCGCCCATTGGCAACCCGCACTCGGTACCACCGGCGAGATCGTCGAGGGCCTACGCGACATCGACCAATCCCTGCGCATCATCCTCACCACCCCAAAAGCCAGCGACCCACACCGCCCGGAATTCGGCAGCAACCTGCACCTGTACCTCGACTGGCCCACCCACCGCGTCACCCCACACCTGGTGCGCGAAGCCATCGAAGCCATCCGCCACTGGGAACCCCGCGTCGCGGTCGATCAAGTCCACATCCAGATCAACACCCAACACATCATCGTCCGCGTGCAATGGCGCGTCACCGGCCAGCCCCCCCAGCGCACCGAGGTCCCCTATGCGCGA